CTGCTCTCGTTTCTTGTTTTGATTTCATTTCTCAGCGCCTCCAGACGCTTTACTATCACCGTTGATAACATGCATAACAGGTTTGTCAATCCCTTGGTTAGCGTTGTTGGTAAGTGCCTCAGGAAATTCCCACACCCACTGCCGTACGCCTGTCTCGGTAAGTCTCTGGCGCTTCGTGCAGCCCATCTCACGCAGCACCGACGACACGTCGCGCAGTACCCCCGAGTTCACTTGCAGCGCCGTGCACCCGAGCACGTTGATGGCAACCCATGTCGAAGTCGTCTCGCGCATGCGCTTCTCGCGAGGCAAGCCCATGTACCAGGTCGCGATTGAATCGAAGAAGGGGCTGCGTACGTGGAAGAGTGACGCCTCCTCTTCCGCAATCATCGCCTCTTCCCCTTCCATCCACCACGCTTCGCCAGCCAGGTACGCAGCTACCGCCTCGGCAAAGAGCTGGTCGCGCTCTTCACGCAGCGCTGAGAGGTTGAGTTTTTTCACCGCGACCGGCCAGTACCGACGGTTGCCTGTTTCGTCCCTCAAAAAATCCTGGGCGTTCGTTGAGCCCACGAAAACGCAGCGCCGCGGGTGCCGCTCGATGGTGCGCGCGTAGGGCGCCCTGAACTGGTCTTCGCGTTTACTTATGAAGGCCTTCAGCACCTCTGTGTCCGTACTCTTCATCGCGCTCAGCTCCGCGAGCTCGAGCAGCCACTTGGTGCTGATCAGCATCTGCGCATCTTTGCTCTCGAAGTCGACCTTCTCATCCGAGAAGTAGTCACGCCCAGCCAGCGTCTCGAAGAACGTGCTCTTCTTTGCACCTTGCAGACCCTGGAAGATGAGCACCGTATCGACCTTGCACCCTGGGTTCAGCGCGCGTGCAACCATGCTGATGAGGAACTTCTTTCCGATGCGTGCATTGTGGCTGTGGTTCCCTTCGCACTGCGCGTAGACCTTCAAGAAATTTTCAGCACGCGGTTGCCCGTCCCATTTCAGCGCCCGCAGTTCCTCCTGGAGCGGGTTGTACGGGTGCGCCAGCGCAGCGGCGAGCAACTGCCCGTAGATTTCCTGCTTCGGCAGGCTGAACTTGTACTTTTCCTCAAGCCAGTTCCCGACGTTCGTCTCGAGCGCGGAGGTGGCCGTACCTTTGAACGGGCCTCCGGTGATCTCGATGTTCCTCTTGAACTCGTGCCAGCGAATCAGGCCCGCAAACTCCGAGGCGTTCGCCAGCAGCACTGAAAGATTTCTACCATGTCGTAGGAGGGATTCTCGACTGCCGTTCTTTCCGACCTTCCACTCGAGTAGAGCCAGCATTTCATCGCCCAGAGGTGCTCGAACTGCAGGTGCCACAGGGTCTGTGGCGCGTTCATCGACGGCAACAGCGGTTTCAGGATGGTTCGCACGCGGAGCGCTTGGTCGAAAATTTCCTGCGAAATTGGTGCCCCGGAAGATTTCATCAGCTGCAGCAGCGAGCGCATTGCGTTTCCTCTCTTCTTCGAAGCGGAATTTGAGTCCGCGTGTGTAGCAGTCCTGGGCTTTCTCGAGCCAGTAGCCCGCGCCCTCGGGTTGGCAGTTCATCAGCTCGATGCTCGGCCTCACCAGGTCCATGAACCGCTTCGGTTCCATTGCAGGCCAGTTCCAGGCCGCGAGTTTCATCGCGCGATTGATGGTGTTGTCTCTCTCGCCATGCGGTGCAAGCGCGCGCATGTGCAGGAGCGGCTCGAGCTGCTTTCGCTTGTCAGCTGGCAGCTTGCGGGTGATTTCCTTCAACTGCTCAAGGTCAAAAATTTCAGCATCCGAAAGGCTGGCCAGAAATCGCTCGTGCTCCTCTTCGCTGATCGGTTCAGGTGCGGGCAAGGTGCGCGTGCGCTCGGGTGCCTCGTTGCGCGGGAGTGCCAGGGCGTCGAGCCACTGCCCCTCCCCTTCGTAGAATTCGGGCGCGTTACCGGGCGCGTGCTGTGGCAGAAAGAAGAATCGCGAAGCGTCGCGGCATGAGGTGTCGGCATCGACCTTGAGCCAACCCATGCACGCCCACCACACCCAATCATGCCAGTCTTTCGCGGGCACAGGGCGCGCGAGCGGCATCACCAGGCGATACCGCCCAGGCGTGAACGTGCTGTGAATCGCGTAGGTCCACGGCTCCAGTAGGTGCGCCAGGTCGCGCAGCTGCTCGCCGCTGCATTCGTCCAGGTCCGCGACCAGGGCGTGAATGCTTTCGGCATTTTCTTTCATGCGGTGGGGTGGGTTGAACCGCGCGGGGCTCCAGCCCGGTCCCGCTTTCTCGGTAGTTTCGCGAGAGTCGGAAAGCACCGTGAGCAGTTCGGCCCAGGTGACGCTTACGTGGTTGGCTAGAGGCTGGTCTACGGCGGCGAATACGGAGCATTCGAGATTTCGCATGGGGTCGATCGGAGTAGCACGAAAAAATTACGGGAGCAAAGTTACCGGCGAATTTCATCAGGCCCGGCATCGAATGAGCCTGATACGAAGTAGTAACCTTTCGCATCGTGCGCGATTCGCGCGCCGTTGCTCAGACAGATCGACCAGCCGCATTTCGGCAGTTTCAAACCGCGTGCGCGCAGGTCCTTACTCGCGCGCCTTACTTCGCTTCTGGACAGTGTCGCGATCATGGCGTCACCAGGTCCGGTCGATATTCGGGGGTAGCTTGCTCGGCATGTAAGAATGCCAGTGCTTTGAGCATGCCTGCTACTTCGGTTCGATACTTCCGTTGCTCATATTTTGTAAGGTGTTCGAAGGTCGCGATCTCCTGCTTTTGCTTAATGACCTTCTGTAGTTTGTCGCAGATACGTTCAAAGTGTTCGGTGTTCATGCGTGTCGTGTCTCGTGTGTGCATTGGCCAGGTCCTTAGGTCAAAAATTTCAGCGGTAGAAGGTACAGCCGGAAAGCTTGGGGTTAGCCTTAGCCTCATTTCGTGAGCGCGCTTCAAGGTAGAGAGTGTCTCCAGTTTCGTCGGAATACGCGCACCAAAGCGACTGCCCGTTTGATCTCGCGCCCCAGTACGCGCCGCCCTTGTCGTAGTCGCCGTACAACGGCACGCGCACAAGGTGCACCTTGCCGCTGATGGTCGGGTCTGAACGGCGCCCCATGCTTGCGCCGTATTGGCTGTAGCCTTTCGCGTGAAATGGGTAGTTCATGGCATTGCCTCCAAGTAAAGCGAGAACACAGGGCACCCGTCTACGGTTTCGATTTCAATGTGGCTATCGTCGCTGATCGCGCGATTGACCTTGAGCGTGCCCGCGCACCAACCAGTATTGAGCCGCACGTTACGAACCACCGTACGATCGTGTGCATTGGCTTTGAAGGTCACGGTCCCGCAAGGGCGCGAATCGTTCACTTCGTAGCCGTCAACGGCATTTCCCAGTACGTCAAAGTGATATGCGATGCTGTAAGTCAGAGTATTCATGTTGCCTCCGGTATTCCGCCCCCGAAAAATTTCAGGGGCAGAATTCCAGGCCCGAATTGCTTCGGGCGGAACGGCTCACCGGTCTTGCATGTAGAGCAGACCCTTTCGCGCTTTGGTGGAGACGACCTTGCCGTCAGGTAGACGCACATCGGTAACGGTGTCTTCGTACTTCTCTCGCTTGCGCACCTCGATATGCGAGGGTACACCTACATCAAACTGGTTGAGTTTGAACCCCAGCGCATGTGCCACATGATCCGCCACGTGCAACGTGCGCGAGAATCCGCACCCGCCTACCTTCACATCGCGCGAATACTTGGACGCCGCCGAATACCCGAGGGCGTGCTCAAGGTGCCACCCGAGATTCACGAGCCCGTCTTTCGTGTGCAGCTCGCACGAGACGTGCGCCAGCATGCCGCTACGGCTCACATGCGTCACGCGCAGAATCAACAAACTGCCCGGTTTCACTTGCGCCTTGAGATCCGCCATTGCGCGCTCTTTCAGTTCTCGCTTCTCTTGTGCTTTTGACATGATGATGATGCTCCTTTGGTTGTGTGGGTACTTCAAGGCGCTAGGCGGTAGCGAACCGCCAACAGTCACGCAATGGCGCTAGGTGTTACTCTTCCTCCTGCATCTTGGCGTTCACCTTGGCCGCTTCCGTGAGGCCCGCCAGCAGTCCCGCGCGGTAGCGCTCCGGGTACTGAATGCCCTCCGGTGTCTCCATCTGCTCGGCGTACTTCTCCGCGCTTGCGGGCGTGGTGCCCTCGAAGTGATCGCAGTAGTTCGCGCCGCTGTCGTATCCATCGGCGTACTCTGCACAGGGAGGGCAGTACCCCTGCCCCGCGGGAATCGATGCTCTGCATGCTCTGCACGTTGCGTTCATGCTAGCCAGCATTGCACCGCCCGTGCCGCTTTGTAAGTACCTATGATTATTCAAACGATATTCAAACAGCTACGCAAACATTGCGGTTTGATATGCAAATTATTCATAGATCTACGCAAACATTGCGGTTTGATATGCAAATTATTCATAGGCGCAAGGGGCATCTAAGTAACGCGAAAATGCGTGTGCATCTGTGCAGCGCGCAAGCGCACGAAATTGCTACGCTTTTCGCGTTTCTGCACAGATGCACAGATAAAAATGGCGTTTCTGAAGATCCTATAGAGTAATTTGCGGTACTCCTGATCAACCACAAATATAAAATACTTATTGTTTGATTCATCTGTGTTAGTAAGAGTCTGTGCAGTGTTAATGATTCCGTGCCCTTGCGGGAGGGGTGTGACTTAGACCATATGTGACCATACGTGACCATACGTCCTAAATTCAATAGGTTAGCGGATCGAAAAATGCGCATCTGTGCAGTGCGCATCTGTGCATAGCAAAATCAATAGCTTAGCGCGCCGCGCCAGGTGCGTGTGCCCTTGCGGCTCGCGTATACGCCTCGTAGAGCGACGCAATAGGGCTAGCGCCCCCTGCCCCCTAGTCTGACAGCGTTCGCGCGCCAGCGAGCCAGCCAGAGCCCCCGCGGCTCGTCGCGTCCCGCTAGGCGCTAGGCGATCGCACCTAGCAGGTGCAGGTGCAGGTGCAGGTGCAGGTGCAGGTGCAGGTGCAGGTGCAGGTGCAGCTCGAGGCGGCGCGCGCGGTGCGAAGGCCGAGGTGCTCGAGATCCGATCGACTGGTCGGGGGCGGGGTCATTCAAATTGATAGTACCCACGCTGTGCCGGAGTCGATTTTTAGCCAAACATCTCGCAGGGAGTTACTCAAATTGCTTGCGCATTTGCTCAAGCTATGCGCAGGCTTGCAGGATGGATCCTCGAAAGGTTCAAGATGTGGACTGGGTTACGCACCCGCAGTCAGCGGCGCTCGCTGCTGTGCTGCCTCTCGAACCAAAGCCTGCGCCGCTCAACGAGAACGACCAGCGCTTCGTGATGCACCTGCTCGGCATCGTGAAACTGGCGAAGCTGAACGACAACAAGGCGTCGAAGTACCTGCGCAAGAAGAGCTACCCGCAGCCGGTGATCAGCGCGTACCTCGCTGCGCGACAGGCCGTGCGACAGAAGCTGCTCGAAAGGAGACGCAAGCATGCTGAAGTACCCGCAAGTGAAGGGGAAGAACCTGGTGCTGCGCGACGAGAGCGGCAGGATCGTGAAGAACCACAACGGCGCGCAGGTGGCGACGCTGGAAATCCCGCCGAACCGTAAGCGCACCTGGCGCGCAGCCATTCGCGCATCAGTCGGAAACGACGGCGAGGAGCTATGGGCGCTCTGGCTCAAGCTCGCCCGCGGGCAGCCCGTCAGGCCCAAGTTCGGGGACTTGGAGACGGCAGACCTGCTCATTCCGAGCTTCGAGGTGCAGCGCGCAGCCATCAGAGACCTCGCGGAGTTCGCGTTCGGCAAGCCCGTCGCGCAGACGGAAGTCGTGAAGGCAGAGGAGCAGGCCGAAGAGATGAACCAGCTCGAAGCCCTGAGCGACGCGCAGCTGCTCGAGCGCATGCGCAAGACAATCAACAGCACAGCGAAGCTCGTCGCCGTGCATGACCTCGCCCAGGACAACGACGATGAATGACATCGCCTTCCGCCGCATGCAACCATCAGACAGGAACTTCGTCGCAGCGAGCTGGTTTCAGAGCTACTACAGCGACCCCCACAACCCCGTGAAGGACCGCGCAGAGTACAAGCGCGTCTTCGCGCCCGTCATCGACCACCTGCTCGACTGCCATGGCGCGACGGTGCTGTTCAGCCCCGCATACCCCGACGAAATCATCGGCTACGCGGCGCACGACAGCGGCATGCTGCACTTCGTCTACGTGAAGAGCGCGTTTCGCGGGCTCAAGTTCGGGAAGCAGCTCCTGCTCGAGGTGCAACCGAAGCACTGCACGTTCTTGACCAAGCTCGGGCGGAAGGTGCTAAAGGGCGTGCCGTACAACCCTTTTCTGCTGTACCAGGGAGCCCCGTGAAACTCTTCAGCGTGACGTTCATTCAGGCAGTGGAAGTGCGCGGCATGGAGCCGCGCGCACGCACCATCATTCGCGCGATGGACGTGCATCGCCTCGAGTACGACACCGCGTCCGAGTGCGTCGTCGTGCAGGTCAAGAATGCACCTGGCGAAGACGTGAAGATGATTCCGCTGCACAGCAACGTGCGCGAGATGGTCGTGAACGACAAGGCGCTCGAGAAGGCGGAAGCCCTCAAAGTCGAAGCGGAAGCCATCAGAGCCGAAGCCGAGCGCGCGCGCCTGAAGCAGGAAACAATGGAAGCCGAAGCGGCGACCGCGCTCGCGACCGAAGCGGCCCTCGTCGAGGCAGAGCGCGTCAAGCGCGAAGCGGCGGTGAAGGTAGCGGAAGACGCCGAGAACGAGCTCGCGATCAAAGAAGCGAAGGAAGAAATCGCTCGCGCCAAGGCGGAAGAAGACCTCAAGCGCCTCGACGAAGAGGCGGAGCTGGAGAAGCTGACCGCACCGGACCCGCTTCCCGAAGTCGCCAACCCGTTCTCCGCGGCACTCAAGAAGAAGAAGTAGCGCATGAGCGAAGCACGCCTGCTCCTGGAAGAGTTCGAGCGCCGGGAGCGCGCGAAAGAGCGCGCGAAGGTGCTGAAGCACAGCATCTACTCGGAGCTGTTCAAGCAGCAGCAGAACGTCGTCAACCACCGCAGCAGGTACAAGGCGACGCTCTGCACCCGCCGCGCAGGCAAGACGGAGTGCTGGCCTAGGTACAGCGTCGCGACGGCGCTCGAGAACCCGAAAGGGCTCATCCGCATCTGGGGGCCGACGCGCATGCGCGCGAAGGAACTGCAGTGGAGTGCGATTCAGGACGTGTGCAAGCGCCACAAGATTCCGGTGCGCACGAACGAGACGGACCTCACCGTCACCTTCCGCAACGGGGCCATCATCCGCCTCGTCGGTGCCGACAAAGAGAAGGACATCGAGAAGAAGCGCGGCGACAAGACCGTGCTCGATGTCGTGCTCGAGGCGCAGATTCACGGGCGGTTGCTGAAGAGCTTGGTCGAAGATGTCATCGAGCCCTGCCTGCTCGACAACCTGGGGACCGTCGTGCTCGAAGGCACGCCTGGACCCATCTGCGCCGGATACTGGTACGAGATCACCAAAGAGAAGAAGGGCTCGGAGTGGACGAGCACCGGAGCACCTGACGGCACGGGTGCGGGATGGCAGTGCTTCCACTGGAGCGTGCTCGACAACCCGTACATGCAGCACGCACGGGAAGAGTTGCAGGTGCTCAAGAAGAAGAAGCGCTGGAGTGACGACCACCCGACCTACGTGCGCGAGTGGCTGGGGCGCTGGGTGCGCGACGACGAGGCGCTCTACTACCGCTTCGACGAAGTGCGGAACACCTACAACCCCGACGAAGTGCAACCGTGGGGGCCGGGCTGGCAGCATGTGCTGGGCTGGGACATCGGCGCAGTCGACGACATGGCCCTCGTTGCCTGGGGCTGGCACCCCGAATTCCCTGCGCTCTACGAAGTGGCGAGCTGGAAGGAGAGCGGCGCGAGCGTCGACCGGGTGATGAAGGAGATTGCAGCCTGGGAGAAGCAGGGGCTCAACTTCACGCACATGGTCGCGGACACCGGCGGCGTCGGGAAGCTCACCGTCAACGAGACGATGATGCGGTACAACTACCAGTTCGAGCCCGCGAAGAAGTCGGAGAAGGCAGAGCACGTTCGGTTGATGAATGACGACTTCCGCAGCACACCGAGTTTCATTCTCTGCATTCCGCAGAGCGCGCTCGCGGTCGAGCTCTCGGAGCTGATGTGCGACCCCGACGTGCCGGAGGGCGAAGCGCCGCAGGAAGATTCGCGCTGCTCCAACCATTGCACCGACGCTGCGCTCTACGCCTGGAGGCGCGCGTACCACTACCTGCACGAGGAAGCGCGCCCGCGCGCGAGACCGGGGACGCCTGCGTACAACTCAGAAATTGAAGAGGAGTTGGAGCAGCAGGCAAGAGATGCTATCACCCGAAACACCATCATCGAAGAACGAGCCATCGAGGACCTATGACCCGCGAGCAACTGGAGATGTACAAGCTGATCGGCACCGTGAAGTCACTTCAGGTGAACGCTGACGGCTCGCACACGGTTGAGTTCTTCGACAGCGGCCCAGCGGTCCTCGAAGAACCCCCTGCCGAGTTGGTGCCGAAAGACAACGACAACCGCGTCGGTGCGGACGGGCTCACGAAACAGCAGCAGATTGAATTCTACGGCTCACCTGCAGGAGACATCTCGTAATGGACTACCGCGACGCGAAACCAGTGGCGAAGGGAAGCCCTCAGGCGCAGGCCTCGAAGAACGAGTACCAGGGCCTGTTCTGGCATGCGGCAGGCAAAGAGGAGATCGGCGCGCAGCTCCTGTCGCAGGGACGCAAGCTGCAATGGGACTCCGAGCGTCGCCACATGCTGAATGTGCGGTACGCGCGGCTTTACGAGAACATGCAGCTCTCGGGCTTCGAGGTAGACGACTGGGAGACGGCGAACGCCAGCCTCGCGGCGATGGGCGCGCTCTCGTACAACGTCGTGCAGGCCTGCATCGACACGCTCGAGAGCAAGATGCTCAAGAACCGCCCGCGCCCGAGCTTCCAGACGAACGCGAGCGGGGGCTGGGCGATGCGTCAGAAGGCGCGCAAGCTCGACAAGTTCTGCCGCGGGCTCTTCTACGAGGTGGACCTCTACCGCAAGGCGCAGAAGAGCGGCAAAGACGGGCTCATTTTCGGCACCGGAGCGCTGAAGTGGTTCGTGGATTCCAACACGAAGCGCCTGAACTGTGAGCGCGTGTTCATCGACGAGGTGTACGTCGACAACGCGGACGGCAAGTACGGTGAGCCGCGGTGCATGTACCACCGAAAACTCGTCTCGAAGGACGTGCTGAAGGCAGAATACCCCGACCTCGCTGACGAAATCGAGGCGGTCGGCAGCGCAGAGAACTACCACGGGCGCGATTCGCGCATGGTCGACGTGTGGGAGGCCTGGCATCTGCCTTCCAGCAAGAAAACGAAGGACGGAAGGCATGCAATCACCGTCGGAGCGGTGTGCTTGGTCGACGAAGAGTGGTGTTTGGGGTTCTTCCCCATCGTTCCGTTCCGCTACAGCGATCGAATCCTAGGTTTCTGGGGTCGCGGAGTCACCGAACGCCTCGCAGGCATCCAAAAAGAGCTGAACAACTGCACGACCAGCCTCTCGGCGCAGATTCGGCGCCGCGGGAAGGGCAGAATCTACTTCCGCAAGGGCTCGGTGAACCCCGCGCACCTCTCGAACGAGACGGCAGCGCACGTTCCGTACACCGGAGACTCACCGCCGAAGGAAGCAGCGGTAAATGTCATCGCGCCTGAGGAGTTCGCGCACATCGAGAGCTGCTTCCGGCACGCTTTCCAAGAAGTCGGCGTCAGCGAGCTCAGCGCAGGCAGCAAAAAGCCCGCGGGGCTTGATGCCGCGGTCGCGATGCGTGAGTACAACGAGATTGAGAGCGACCGCTTCGCGATGCTGGGCCAGCGCTGGGAGTCCTACGTCTGCTTCGACAACGTGCGCGTCGCGCTGGCGATGATTCGCGAGTTCTGCCCGAAAAACTACGTCGTGCGGTTGCCGAACAAGACGAACGCCATCGACATCAACTGGAAGGACATCGACCTCGATGAGTCGGCGTACACGATTCAGAGTTTCCCTGTCTCGTCGCTGCCGAACACGCCTGCTGCGAAGCTGCAGCGCATCGAAGAGCTGAAAGCAGGCGGGTACATAACGCAGGCGCGCGCTTCCGTGCTGCTCGACATGCCCGACATCGAAAACGAGATGGACCTGGCGAACGCGGTGCAGGAAGACGCAGACGCAACCATCAGCGCCATCCTCGACGACGAGACGCCGCGCCTGCTGCCGCTCGAGCCGTATCAGAGCTACGAAGCCATCGCGAAGCAGGCGACCGCGGCGTACCTGCTGGTGCGCCACATCCCCGACATGCCGGAGGACCGCCTCGACATGCTGCGTCAGCTCATCGACAACGCAGCTGCAGCGATTGCTGCAGCGCAGCAGCCCCCGCCTCCGCCTGAGATGCCTGCCGCGCCCGCTGCGCCTGCAGGCCCAACCATTGGTGACATCAACATCACCACCGCGCCACCCGCAAACGGCGCGCAACCCGCAGTACCCCCTCTCGTAGGGTAAAGTGAGCGCAACAGATGCCGATCTCAGAGGAAGCGATGGCCGCAGCGATTGCAGCAGCAGACGCGGAGAAAGCAGCACCTGCCGAAACGAAAGCCGCAGCACCTGCACCGACCGCTGGTGCGCCATCTTCGGCTGCGAAGTCAGAAGAGCCGAAGCTGCCTAGCGCAATGGAGAAGAGCTTCGAGAAGTTGCTGGAGAAGAGCAGCAAGCTCCGTAAGGAAGAAGAGGCAGTCAAGGCGCAGCGCGCGGAGATCAGCACGAAGGCGCAGAAGTTCGCCAAGTTCGAGGAAGCCATCGCGAGAGGGGACGCCCAGGCGTTGCTCGCAGCCGCAGGGTTCGACGGGCAGGGCAAGTTCACCGGCCCGGAGCCTGAGAGTGAGCTCGCGGTGCTGAAGGCAGAACTGAAGGCGCTGAAGGAGTCCATCCACGGCGAGCGCCGGAAGACGGCCCAGGAGACTGCACTGAAGAATGCAGAGGCTCGCGCGAAAGAGAAGTTCCCGATGGTGAGCGAGCTGGAGAAGACTGGCGAAGCCATGTCGTTCCTGCGCAAGTATTACGCCGAGCACGGCGAGTTGCCTGCAGACACCGAAGAGGAGTCGATGGACCTCGCGCTGGAGTACGTGCAGCAGCAGCTCGAGAAGGAAAAAGCGAAGTGGGAGAAGGTCTTGACAGCCAAGAAACCTGGTGCCAAGGTCGATGCCGAAGAGGCACCCGAGCAGTCGCCTGCAGCGCCGAGTGAGAGAGCGCCGAAGACGTTGACCAATGCAATGACAGCAGTGTCACCTGCAAAGAAGGTCATCGTTCCTCGAACCGCTGAAGACTACAGAGCAGCCGCTCTGGCAGCCTGGAACTCAAACTCATAACGCGGGTGCGCTGAGCACCTTGCAAGGTGCTCAAAATGACGATCCCTGTTTACACGAACTCCGACATCGACCCCATCATGAAGCAGTTGTACCCAGACAAGCGCATCGCTGATCTGACGTACACCGACCACCCGTTCCTCGCCCTCGTCCGAAAGGAAGAGGACTTCACTGGCTCTGCCATGAAGATTCCGGTGAAGATCGGCAACACGAACGGTCGAAACCACACCTTCACCACCGCGCAGTCGGCAGCGGCTGGTGACAGCTTCAAGACCCGCAACTTCCTGCTGACCCGCGCGAAGAACTACCAGCTCTTCACGATGGACAACGAAACCCTCGAAGCGACCGCGAATGACCGCGGCGCCTTCGTGAAGGCGTTGGACTTCGAACGTGAAGCCGCGCAGATCAACATCGCGCAGTCGCTGGCAATGGAAGCCTGGGGTGCCGGTGACGGCATCATCGGTGTGGTCGGTTCGCTTTCCTCGCAGACCATCACGCTCAGCAACATCAACTCGGTCACCAACTTCGAGATCGGGCAGACCATCGTGGCCACTGCCACCCGCACAGGTGCGGTTGGCGCGAACGCGACGGGCGTCATCGAATCAATCGACTATGATCTCGGGAAGATCACCATGTCAGGCACGATCTCGAACATGGCTGCTGGCTGGTTCCTCGGCATTTCGGGCGACACCGCGAACGGCGGCACGTCGCTGGCAATGAAGGGCGTCGGTGCCTGGATTCCGACCACTGCACCGACGATCGGAGATTCGTTCTTCGGACTCAACCGAAGCGTCTCGCCCACCCGCCTCGGTGGCCTCCGGTTCGACGCTTCGGCGCTGAACTACGAGGAGCTGGTCATCAGCGCCCTCAGCCGCCTGGGTCGCGATGGTGGTCGCCCTGACTACCTGTTCGTGAATGACAGCGACTGGCGCGGGGTTGTCACCTCGCTCGGCTCGAAGGTCGAGACCTCCTACGTGCAGGTGGGAGACATTGGCTTCGAGACCATCAACCTGCGTGGCAGCAAAGGCACCTGCAAGCTGATGGCCGACCGCGACGTTCCTGCGGGCTACGGCTACGCGCTCGAGATGAAGAGCTGGGTACTGGCGTCGCTGAACAAGGCCCCTCACCTCATCAACAACGACGGCAACAGCATCCTGCGCCAGTCGTCTGCTGACGGTGTGGAAGGTCGACTGGTGGCGTACGCCAACGTCGGCTGCTACGCCCCTGGCCACAACATGGTCATCACGCTGCCGAGCTAGTGCCTTCTGAGGGGGCTGGTCTGTACGACAGCCTCCTCTTCCTCTTTCGAAGAACCTCAGGAGCACACACAATGGCACCACGAAGCTATACACAGAACGCGAAGTGGCTGAACCGCGATACGGTCACCATCGAGGGCTACTTCCTCGCGAACGGCTCGTCCGCGATCACCAACGACGCAACCAACATCGTCGGCATGGGCTTCAGCGTGGCCTACGTCAGCACGGGCCTCTACGACATCACGGTGAGTGAGAAGTTCGACCACCTGCTCAGCATCCAGTTGACGTTGCAGCTCGCGACCGTCAACGGTCAGTTCGCTCAGTTCGTTTCGTGGACGCCCTCCACGAAGAAGCTGCGCGTGCGCGTGGTCGATGATGCAGGTGCAGTCGAAGACCTCGCAGCCAGCGACGCAATGCACTTCTCTGCGAAGTTCAGCAAGACCGCGCAGAAGCCCACCTACGGGGTGTAATCATGGCATCGGTCACGCTCACGACGCTGCTGGGCAGGGCGCGTGAGCGTGCCGACATGGTTTCGTCTGACTTCATCACCGACGCGAAGTTCACCGATTGGATCAACCGCGGCCTGCAGATGCTGTGGGAGAAGCTGATCGCGGCCTACGACGCGAACTACTTCGAGAAGCAGGGAAGCATCACGCTGGTCGACGGGACGAGCGATTACAGCCTCCCAAGCGACTTCTTCAAGCTGTATGGCATCGACTGGAACAACGGGCCTTCAGGCACGGTCGTCACCTTGCGCCCGTACACGTTCGCGGAGCGCAACGCCTACCGCAACTCGAACATCTTGGTCGGCGCGACGTACCTTGACCCGCGGTACCATCTAGGACGCAACGCGGCGGGCACAGCCCCTGCGCTGCGCATCCTGCCCGCGAACATCAGCGGCACGCTGACGGTCTTCTACGCGCCGATCCTCACCGTGCTGGTGAGCGGCAGTGATACCGTCGATGTGCTGAACGGCTGGGAAGAATACGCGGTCATCTACGCTGCAATCCAGGCGCTCAACAAAGAAGAGAGCAGCGTCACGGCGCTGCAGAATGAGCTCGACCGCATGGAGAGTGAGCTCACCGAAATGGCCAACGGGCGCGACATCGGGCAGGCGACTTCTTCAGTCGATGTGGCGATGCAGAGCGACTGGTGGGGGATTTTGTAATGGCCCCGCAGAAGACGGTGATGCGCATCCAGGCGAGCGACGAGGAAGCTCGGCGCATGCAGGACTACGCGCTGCCGACCGTGAATTCTGCGCTCAAGTGCCTGCTTCTCGGCGGGCAGCTGAGCGACGAGGTGCTGCTGCAGCCTGGGCTGAACACGGTCGACCACAAACTTGGCCGCGCATTCATCGGCTGGTTCGTCGTGACGCCGAAGCAGCCTGCGATGATCTACGCAGATTCGATGCAGGACGTGAACAGCAGCGGTAGCCCCACGAAGCCGCTCTTCGCAAACATCTACTCCGATGTGCAAACTGCTTGCAGGTTCTGGTTCTTCTAAATGGCGACCGAAGACACTCTGAAGACCGTGCGGTTCAGCGGAGGCATCGACTCGAAGCCTGCTGCTGAAGACGTG